GTGACAAAGAACAGCTTCGTGCTGCCAGGCGTAACCAGCTTGACTGGGGTGCAGGGCGACGCAAGGCTGGACTTCCTCGGCGCGACAACGATAGCAACTGTTGGCCAGCAAGCTGGCGGACAATCAATCGGTGAAATATGGGTCTCGTATGATGTCCAATTGACTCGCCCCGTGTTGGAAAACAACCTGCTTACAACAGGTTTCACCCAACACACTATAGATACTATAGCAACCAACAACGCGACGTATCCCACCAGAGTCTCTAATAAAGTCTCTGGAGGAGTCGCCTTCAACGTTAGCTACTCTGGAATTACAGCCGGATCGTCGCCGAGTGTGGTCATCGACAACTTCAGCAATGGAGTGGAAGGTGACTATCTCGTTACGATTGGCGAAGTTGCAGGGGGATCGCCAGCATGGATCGGTCCGACCGCCACCACGTTCTCGTTTACGGGAGGGACAGTGAATGCGCAGGTACTACAGGTACCATATGGCTATGCAGGGGTTACAAGCTTCTACTCAGCCAATTACGGAACGGTGTGGGGTGTGATCAAATTCACATCTATGCCGGGTTCCGTGATCATTCCACTTGTCTGCGCCGCGAACGTTCCAACGACGGCTGAAGTCGTGATCGTACCCTTCTCCCAATTCGTGACGCGACAGATAGAAGCGGAACGGAAAGCGCAGGAGGACCCATTGATGATACGATTGGCCAAACTGGAGGCGATGCTGGGAAAGAGTTGCGCAACTGGTCCACTTAGTATAGTTACGGACTGCAACGAGGACTACGTGGCGTTGACCAAAAACGATCCGCCACTCGTAACCCCGTTTAATGCCGTCGTTTGTAAGAGTAATGATAGCAGCTGCAGCGTATGCAGCAGCTGTAGCAGTTGTTCATGCATCCCCCACCTCTCTAAACCCACACGATACTAATACAAATGGTGTCTTATGGTGCGTTTGGACCTTCGGGTTCGTCGCCGGGTTGGTGATCGGTGGTTCATGACTGTTAGCAAGATCCAGGAAACATAGACAGTTGATAGACATCAATACACAGCCAAACATAAAAACAAAACAAAC